GGCGCTTTCGCAGCAGATTGGCGAGCTTTACACCCCCAATTGCCGCGCCGATCTTGGCGACGCACGGTGTAAGGTCGATCTGGCAGCTCTGACGGTGGCCAGCGCGGTCACGACGGCAACGGATCGCTATGGCTTTACCGATACCGCTCGAACCGAAGCCGACGATTACTGGATAGGCGGGCTTATCACTTGGACAAGCGGCGCGAATGTAGGTCGCAAGATGGAAATCCGTAGCTTTGCGGCTGGGGTCTTTGAATTGTTTCTGCCCATGCCGTCCGAAATCGCGGTGGGCGATGGCTATACCGTTCAGCCCGGATGCGACAAAGCATTCTCGACCTGCTGCACCAAATACAATAACGCCGTAAACTTTCGGGGCGAACCGCACGTCCCCGGCACGGACGCTGTTTTGAGTTATCCCGATGGAAAGTAAAATTACACGCATGGACGCGGTTGCCGAAGCCCGCGCATGGCTCGACACGCCGTTTCATCACCAAGCCTCGGTCAAGGGGGCTGGGTGTGATTGCATTGGCCTTGTCAAAGGTGTTGGCGTTTCGCTAGGCCTTGTCGATTATGATCCGGCCTCGCCGCAGGCGCAGGCTTTCGCCAATTATTCCATGCTGCCCAACAGCCGCCGTATGCGCGAAGGCTTGGCGACTTGGCTGGTCGAAGTCCCCGTAGCAGAAGCGACGCTGGCAGATATTTATTTCATGGCATGGGGCCGCGAACCTCAGCATGTGGCAATCATCACCGACAAAGGCATCACTCACAGCTATTCCGGCGTCGGTAAAGTGGTCGAACACGCGCTGGACGATAGCTGGCGGCGGCGGATTGTGGCCGCCTACCGTTTCCCGTATTTTGCTGAGAATCCATAAATGGCTGTTCTTGCTCTTGGTCTCGTTGGCGCTGGGTTGACTTCCGCCATCGGGATCGGCGCGTCCATTGGTTGGATGGGCGGAGTCGTTCTCGGCAATCTGCTGTTCGGTGGCAGCAAAGGGCAAAACGTCGAAGGCTCGCGCCTGAGCGATCTTTCCGTTCAGACTTCGACCTATGGCGGGACGATCCAGCTTGTCTATGGCACGATGCGCGTGTCGGGCAACGTGATCTGGTCAACGCCGCTTAAGGAAACGCGGCATGTTTCGCGCCAGAGCGGCGGCAAGGGTGGCGGCGGCAGCGCGACGACCACGACTTACACTTATTCGGTATCGTTTGCGGTGGGGCTTTGCGCGGGGCCTGTTTCGACCGTGCGGCGCGTATGGGCGGATACCAAGCTCATCTACGACGCGACGGCCAGCAACACGCAGGCGACCGAAAAATATCCGGGCGTTGTACGCATTCACACGGGGAGCGAAGACCAAAAACCAGACAGCACGATGGAAATGCATCTCAGCGCGGGCAACGTGCCGGGCTATCGCGGACTTTGCTTCCTGACCTTCACGGATTTGCAGTTGGCCGACTTTGCCAACCGCATTCCCAATATCTCGGCGGAAATCGTCTCTTCTGGCGCGATGGACTGCAACGCGGTCATTCTACCAAAACTTTCCGGCATGTACCGCGAGGGCGGGGTCATTGACCCCTCGCGCGGCGTTTTGCTCTGCGTCAATTCGACCCGTGCCTTCAAATACGATCTCGTCAACAACACGCTGGCGCTCGACGTGCCGCTCGTGAACGATGTGTACGGCGACCTGCGGGGGTTGGACAGCGAAGGCTATCTTTACCACGCCACAGACGCTTACGGCGTCGGGATGCATCTTTGTAAACGCAACCCCGATACGATGGCTGTCGTAGCGAAAACGACCAAGCGTGTGGATTTTAGCGTCAGCGGGTTTGTGCTGGGCGACAAGATTTTCGTTCATCGTTCGCGCAAGGTTTACGATCTCGACTTTGCTTTGGTCGCTGACCTCTCGACGTTCCTTCCTTCTGCCAATGAAGCGCCCATGTGTGCTGACGCGGATGGCCGCTATTGGCAGGCCGCCGCCGACAAAATCCGGCGCGTGGGATTGGACGTTCTGGGCAACGGCGATGTGGCCGAGTGGGACGTGTCGGCTTGGACAAGCGGTCAGCGTCCGAACATCATCTTTTGGGACGACACGACCGGGCATCTCTATTTCAAAGTCAACATGCTGGGCCGGATCGTCAAATGGCATCCCGACAATGGGTTCATCGCCTATGTCGATGGGGTCTCGCTAGCCGTCGGCTACACAATGCAGGACGATTATGCCTTTCCGCAGAAAGGGCGTCTTTGGGCGACGAATGACCTGACGGCAACGCTGGTCGATCTCGTAAGCATGCGGGTTGAAAAGACCATTAACCTCATGCCGTATCTTCCTACCCATGCCACGCATTTCGCGGGCTGTTACGAGAAGTTCACGCACAGCGCCATCATCATGACGGATGCGGGCGAGGTCAAATATCCGCTTGAACGCTATGGCTCGGATCAAGTTGCCTTGGCCTCCATCATCGCCGATCTTTGCAAGCGGGCGGGGCTTAAACAAACCGACATACTGACCAGCGAAGTCGATCAATCCGTGCGCGGTTATGTCATGAGCCGCCGCGCCTCCATGCGCGACGTGCTGGAGCCTCTTTTGGGCACGTTCTTTGTGGACGCTGTGGAAACGGACGGGGTGTTGCAGTTTGTCCCGCGCGGCCAAGATGCGGTCGCGAGCATCCCCTATGACGATCTAGGCGCGGTTGAAGGCGAAACCGAACAAAACCCCGTGCGGGTTATCGAAACGCGGGAACAGGAGCTTGAACTGCCCCAACGGATCGACCTGACCCATTACGATCCCGACCGCGACTATCAAAGCAACACGCAAAACGCAGCGCGCGCGGGCAACGCCGTGACGACAAGAGACCAACAAACTGTCGAAGTCTCCATCGTGCTTTCGGCGGACGAAGCCGCACAAGTGGCTGAAAAGACTCTGACAAACGCATGGGTCGCCCGCACAAAAGCCAACTTGAACCTGCCACCCAAATGGCTCCGGCTGAACCCAACAGATGTGATCGAAGTGGCCTTAAAAGAGGCTTTGCTCAAGCTCCGCCTGACGCAAGTGAATTTCGGCGGCAACAATATCGTGGCTTGCCAAGCCGTCTTTGAGGACGAGATTGCCTATAGCTCGGTGGCCAAAGGGGCCAGCGCAGCGTTGCCGTCAACCATTATCCCCATCGCCACGCCTATCGCTGGGTTGGTTATGGACTTGCCCATGCTGCGCGCCGAAGACGATGGGTTGGGGCTTTACTACGCCTTCGGGATCAAGAGCGCGGGCGGCGCAAGCCTCTATCGCTCCCCCGATGGCGTGACATGGGACATTATCGGTACGGGATCGGAAATCCCGACCTACGGCTGGGCGTCGAATGTTCTGGCGGCTCCCCTTAGCCCTTGGTCATGGGATGAGACAAGCAAGGTTCAGGTTTCCCTTTCGGCTGGAACGCTGGACAGTAAGACGACCCTTGAGGTTCTGAACTGGGCCAATGTCGCCTTGCTCGGCAACGAAATTATCCAATGGCGCAACGCGACCCTGCTGGCCGCAAATCATTACGAACTTTCCGGTCTCTTGCGCGGACGGCGGGGGACAGAATGGGCTGCTGGAGGCCATGCGGTCGGCGAAAAGTTCGTCGTCTTATCCTCGGCCAGTCTTTACCGCATGGCGATGGTGGCCACTCAAATCGGCCAGACGACCTACTACAAGGCCTTGCCATCGGGTGGGGATTGGGACGACGCAGCGCAAAGCAGCCTCAAATACAACGCGGCCAGCCTTCGGTGTTTCTCACCCGTCCACATCGCGGGCATACGCGACGCGAACGGCAATCTAACCCTGTCATGGGTGCGCCGGACGCGCTGGAACGGCGAGTGGCTGGATGCGATCGACATTCCTCTGTTCGAGGACGGCGAGGCTTATCAAATCGACATTCTGAATGGCGATAAGGTCGTTCGGACACTGACTGCCGCCACGCCGATGGCGAGCTACAACGCTGCCGATCAAACCGCCGACTTTGGCGCAGCGCAGAGCGTTTTATCCGTCGCCGTTTATCAAATGAACAGCACCATCGGACGGGGGTATCCCGGAAAGGCCACGGTCTAAGCCATGACGACAACGCCAAATCTGCTCATCGACCATATCGCAGCCAGCCAAGCTCAAAAGGAAGTGACGGCCAACACGGCTTTCGACGTGCTGGACAAGGCGCTGTGCCAATTTACGGGTATTGCGCTCACCGACGCCAATCTGACGCTGACCGATGCGCAGATGATCGGGAACATGGCGCTTAAGTTTACGGGTACTTTGACAGCAGCTCGGACGATCACGGTTCCGGCCCATGCAAAGTTCCTTTATGTCGATAATGGAACCACGGGCGGCTATGCCCTTTCTATCAAAACGCCGTCCGGAACGGCCATCTCGTTAGGGGGCAGCGAAAGAAAGCTCCTTTATTGCAACGGCAGCGACCTCACGATTGCCGCCGAATCTGGGGCTGCACCTTACGACATCGGCGGTTCTTTCGCGGGGAAACCCAGCGCGGGGGCCGTTATCATGCGCTTTCCTCTGCCGCGCGCCGTTAGGTTTCTCTCCGGCATGGCGCTCAGCAAGGGCGTGGCCGCGATAGCTGCTACGGCTGCCGTGTCGTTCTCGATCCGCAAGAATGGGATCGAGTTCGCCACCATGAACATTGCCGCGTCCGGCACAAGCGCGACATTCACCTGCACGACCACGACTGACTTTGCGGCTGGCGACATCCTGACGCTGGTTGCCCCCGCTTCGCCAGACGATACGCTTGCCGACATTGGCTTTGCTTTCGCGGGCCTTCGCATTTAAGGAGAACAGAAAATGGCTCTTCGCTTTATTGATGGGTTTGACCATTACACCACAACGGCGGCTTATGCTTACAAATATACCGCCTACACAGCTTCTGCCGCTCCCGGAGTTGGGCGACGCGGCGGGAGCAACGCGGCGCGTTTTGCCAACTATGGCGGAGACTACCTTCTGAAGACTTTGGACGATCAGGCGACATGGATCGTCGGCTTTGCCTACAAGCGCGATTACGCCTCGAACGATGAAAAACCTATCCTTCAACTGCGCGACAATACAGGCGCGGTGCAAGTCGCCCTCTGCATGCACGGGATCGATGGTCTTTTGCGCCTGTGGCGGGGAGACCAAACGACGCTCCTGGCAACCTCCTCGATAGCTCTTCCGACAGGTTCTTGGAACTTTATCGAACTTAAAACTACGATTCACGACACAACAGGTTCGATGGAACTTCGCGTCAACGGCGTGACGGTAGCGACCTATACGGGCGACACGAAATATTCCTCCACCATCGGGACAGCGCGTTCGATCAGGTTAAGCGGTGGCGTGTATTCCTCATCCCTTTACGGCTGGATTGACGATCTCTATATCTGCGACGGCACAGGAACGACGAACAACGACTTCCTCGGCGATTGCCGCGTCGATACGCTTTATCCGAACGGCGTCGGTGCGACGGCGCAATTCACACCGACGGGCAGCGCGACCAATTGGGAAAACGTGGACGATGTGCCCTCCGACGAGGATTCCAGCTACAACGCCAGCGACACCGTAGGCACCATCGACAGCTTCACCTTTACGGACATGGCCGTGTTGAACGCTTCCGTCTTCGGCGTGCAGGCTAACATTCTAGCGCGAAAAGACGATGCGGGATCGCGCACGCTCCGCGCTGTCGTGCGTGTGGGCGGCGCAAACTACGAAGGCGGTGACCTGCCTCTCGGCGATTCCTATCTCAACCAGCAACTAATCTGGCCGACCAATCCGGCGACAGCGGGAGCGTGGACAGAAACCGCCATTAACGCCGCCGAGTTCGGCTACAAGGTGCAAGCATAATGTTGCGCGTCAGCCAAGAAGCCGTCGAAGTCGTTCGTAAGCCGACAACGGCCAATATGCGCGTTTCATCCTGCGCGGCGGAGATACTGCGCCGTCCGTCTGCGCCTCACGCCTGTGCAAGCCAGATTGCCCTGGAGGTTTTACGCGCCAACGCCGCCCCGCCATCAAACGGCACGCAACAACCCATCGCCATCATTGTCGCAGGATAAACCATGCCTCATACCCAAGCCAAACTCGCTTTAGAAGAGCGGGAACAGGAGAACACGTCCATGAGTCCGAACGAACAACTCGAATACTTCCGCTCGATAGGTCGGCTGGAAGCCCAGGTCGCGGCGCTTATTAGCGCGGTTGCCGAGGTCAAAACCAAGATGGATTGTATCGACCAACGCCTTGACGCGCTCGACCGTCTAGCGAACCGCTGGAAAGGCGGCTTCGCCGTGATCCTGACCCTTGGCGCGGTTGGCGGTTTTGTTCTCGACAACCTTTTTCGCTGGTGGGCGAGCAAGGGGTCGTAAGAGCTTGAAAAATCGAGCAAAAGACCTCGTATCTTATTGATTTAGTTGGCTCTTTTTGGTATAATAGGAACATAAGATAAGGAAAGATTTTTAGCAAAAGGAGCCAAAAAATGAAAAGCAAACTTTTAGCGACAGCGACAACCTACAACGCAAGAAACTACGGTTGTGACGATATGGAGGTTGGCTATCTTTCCGACTTTTTTGAAAGGATGCTGACGAGTTTATCCACCAGCGTTCTTCGCAAAGGCGTTTATGACCTTGTGGATTTTGAAGGCACAAAAGAGCTGGGCATAGATAGCTTTTCTCTCACGATCATGAGAACGGGAAAAGGAGAACGTTCCGAATGGCACGGCCTTTTTGAAGCCGCCAACCGTAAAATGGAAATTGCAGGCACATTAGAATAAGCAACTTTTCAAGGGAGGCTGTTATGGAAAAGAAGATTTACAAAGTGTCGGATCATTATGATCTAAAAAACATGGGATGCGATCCAGAGGAAGTCGAAGTCCTTTGCGACATTTTTGAGCGGCTTATGTTGCACCATGCCACAAGCGCACTCCGCAAGGGCATTTACGCCATGAAGGATTTTGAAAGCGCCCCGTATCTCGACATTGCCGCTTTCACGTTGACGCTGGAACGGCACGAACACCCCGATGGCGATGAATGGAAGGGTGTGTTTGAAGCCGAAGGCCGTTCAATGGAAGTCTGGGGAACAGTCGAGGAAGAAGAATCCGCCGCTTAATACACGAACGCCGCGCTATTTGACGCATTGCCCATTCGTGAAGCCGCCATCGTGCGGCATTTTTTGTGTCTAAACGAAAGCTAAAAAATCATGCCTGAAATACCTCAAGAGGCGCTCGATCTCATCAAGATGTTCGAGGGCTTACGCTTGTCCGCCTATTTGTGTCCGGCAGAAAAATGGACAATCGGCTATGGCCACACGCGGGGCGTCGCGCAAGGACAGACCATCACGAAAGAACAGGCCGAAGCCTTTCTCGTGGACGACCTAACCAGAGCTGCGCAGCCGATTGAGCAATGCGTTGACACGCCGTTAAGCCGCAGACAGTTCGCTGCGCTGGTTTCGTTCGTCTTCAACATTGGCGCGGGCAACTTCAAGCGATCAACGCTTCTAAAACAACTCAATCAAGGCCTTTACGACCGCGTTCCGGCGCAGCTTGCCCGTTGGAACAAGTCGAAAGGAAAGGTTCTGGATGGCCTATCCCGCCGCCGTGCGGCGGAAGCGGCTCTTTGGAAGAAAGGCAGCACAACACAACAGAAAGGAGAAAGGACAACATGAATATGACGAAACTTAAACAGGGCGCACGGGTCGTTTGCCTCGGCCTCGCGCTCTTCGGCCTATCAGCCTGTAGCGGGCTTTTGGCCGAGCAACAGCTTAATTCTCACCTGTCTCGCGGGCGGGAATATCAGGACGCAATCGAAAAGTGCCAAGGCCAAGAAAACTTCAAGGCCGACTACGCACCCGCCGTTTACGCCCACAAAAGCAAGATCGCGGCGCTGAAAACCGCCGTCGATGCGGACACCGTGACCGACACAATCACGGACGAAGAGGACGCGGCTTTCGATGCCTTGGCCGAAGCCGCAGCCGATTGTGAAACCCAACTGAAAGGAAACGAATAATGAGTTTAGCAACTATCGCAAGCGCGGCCACGTCGGTCGCGTCGATCATCTCCACCGTAACCACGGCGATCCAAAGCGGAAAAACAATCGCGGCGGAAGTCACCGTGAAGCTGGAAGAACTCGGCACGGCCCTTGAAAGCCTGACAACGCTGGTCGAGTCCGGCCTTACGGCGGCGGAAGAAACCGTTCAAAAAGCCTTTGAGACATTCAACGATCTTCTGGGGCAGGTCACAACGCTTTTGCATCATGCGGGCATCATGACCGACGAAAAGCGCGAGGCCATTTATGCCGAGTATATGGCAAAGGC